TATAATGAAAGTAGCAAATAAAAAGAAATGAGTTTATCAATAGGCGCACACGTATATAAGAGATTAAGCGACTCTACAGAGTTGGCAAAATTGGTTTCTGATAAAATATATGCTATCTCGACCAAAACGGAAACATCTTTTCCGTTTGTGATCTACAAACGCAACTCCTTAACGCCGGAATATACGAAAGATAGGTACGGCACGGGTGACACAGTTTCGGTTGAGATCGTTGTCGTCAGTGATAACTATTTGAACTCTGTTACAATCGCGGAAGAGGTACGTAAATCACTCGAAAACAAACGAGGAAGTTATGATAACTTCGATGTGATCGATTCTAAACTAATTAGCGCGAATGAGGATTTTATAGAAGATACTTTTATTCAAAGCCTCGTATTCTCATTTAAAACTGAATAATTAACTAAAACACGATAAAATTATGAGTAAAGCAAAATCAGTGTTAGGAAAAGACCTAATGTTATTCATCGACGGTAAAGCTATCGCACTTGCCACATCTTGCAAATTGGGGCTTTCGGCTGAAACAATCGACACACAAAGTAAAGATTCGGGTATCTGGACGGAAAAGGACATTAAAAAACTTTCTTGGAACGCTTCCAGTGAAAACGTATTTAGCGCGGATGCAGATGCGAATAGCTACGATAAACTATTCGCTTTGTTCTTGGCGCATAAACCTGTTGTTTTGAAATTTGGCGTTGTTGGCAATCCTGACGTAAACGAAATGCCCGCCGCCGGATGGACGCTAGCGGAAGGTGCATATACAGGTAGTGCGGTTATCACTTCGCTAGAAGCAAATGCGCCGGATGGAGACAAAGCAACACTATCAATCAGTTTCGAAGGAACCGGACCGCTTGCAAAGGAAGCAGCTAGTAAATAACTTACGGGCGGTGTTTTGCCGCCCTCTAAACGACTTATTCAATGAAAACAATATCACTTAACGGAAAAGATTTCTCTTTGAAATATACGCTTCGTGCGTTCTTTGTGTTCGAATCTATATCCGGCTATCCGTTTCAGTTCGGGAAATTATTAGATGAATACATTTTGTTTTATTCGTTCCTGATTGCTAGTAATAAGGATTCGTTTAATATGGAATTTGACGAGTTTATAGAATTGTGCGAAAATGATTTGACTCTATTCGAACAATTCAAAGAGTTTATTTTGGATGAAATCAAACTACGTTCGCAATCGGCGGGAAATGACGTAAAAAAAAAGAAGGTGACGACACGGAAACGAAAGCAGTAAGTATTCGCGAACTCTATTCGCGTGTTGTCGGTGAGGGCGGGATCGCTCCCGATTACTTCCTCGATAAAATGGACTTTATCGAGGTTGAATCGTTTATAGACGGATTGAATCGACGCAATCGGGAAGCGTGGGAACAAACTAGATTGCTAGGTTTCATTATAGCGCAATCTAATAGCACAAGAACGCTAAAGCAAACCGATATACTCCGGTTCCCGTGGGACGAAGAAGAAAAGAAAGATACGAGCGTAACGGACGAAGAGATGCAACGATTACGAGCTAAGGCAAAAGAAGTAGAATCACAATTAAACACGAATAAAGATGTCTGATATAATAACACGATTATTGCTTAAAACGAATGACTTCGACGCGAATTTGGAGAAGTCAAAAGGGAGTGTAAACCGTTTTCAAGGGGATATTAGTAATATAGCGAAATCCGTAGGTTCTAGCTTTGTAAAAGTTGCGGGTGGTATTGGTTTGGCTGTAAGTGCTAGTGAATCTTTTATGAAAATTATCCGCTCTACACAGACAACAAGTGACGAGTTTGATAACACTTTAAATGCTTGTAAAGGAACCGTTGATATATTCTTTCAATCATTATCGTCTGGAAGCTTCGAAGCTTTCAATAATGGTGTATTAAATACAATTTCCAATCTGAAAGAATTATCAGCCTTACGAGATTCTTTAGCTGATGCTAAATTATCCATGGGATTTAATAATAAGATTTTCGAAACCCAATTTACCAAATTTGAATCAATAATTAGAGATACTACTAAAAGCCTAGAGGAACGTGAAAACGCTTTCAAAAGCCTTCAATCATTAAAGGACAATTTTAAGATCGATGTAAATGATACATTGTCCGGTGCTGAAAAAGAATTAATACAATCTTTGAATATTAGAACAGGACGCAAAGATTTTAATATTGATGATATACATAAATATATATCTATTAATAATAATGATTTCTCAACTAGAAACGAAAAGAAAGCTCTTGTTGCTTATCAAAATAAGTTATCCGAGTATGACAAACAAATAAATTTGATGCTTGGTAATATTAACTCTACACGTGGTGATACAAATGAGTTTATAGGAGAAACGAAGAAGCAAATGCGGCAGAAGCTTTTAGATTTGAAAGAACAAAAGAATTTATATATACAACAAAATTCAGAACTCGAAAAGCAAAATTTCCTTAATCAGGATAACGATGCTAATAGAGTAGAAATGATAAAAAATTATGAATATACATACGATTTAAAGAAGCGTATGTACGATTTTGACAAACGAACTTTAGAATTGCAAAATAGCCTAAAAAGTTCTGCTCCTAAAGAATCCCCTAAAAAAGATTCTATTGCGTGGTATGATGCGGAAATATCCAAATTAAACAAGAAACTCATAGCAGAAACGGACACACAAGCCAAATCGACTATTCAAGCAACGATTAACGAACTTGAAGCAAAGAAAATAAAATTGCAGGTCGAAACTAGCGGTAACAGTATAGAGGCGATAAACATTCAGTTGGCAGACCTGAATAAGAAACTTATTTCCGTAACCGATATGCAAGCACGCTCAACGATTCAAGCCACGATCAACGAACTCGAACAAAAGAAGATCAATCTAAAGTTTGTAGTCGATCAAGAAGCGTTTAAAATCAAAAACGGCGGGATGAAAGACGGCGCTTTGTCCGTACCGATTGCACCCGCTTATGATAAGGTTCCGACGCATGGGAAGGGAGGCAAAAACTTTAAGTTACCGAAATATAATCCGCTATTTAAAAAAGAAGATGTAGACTTGAACGAAGATTATGCCGATTCGCTTTCGGCTATTGGTAGTGTAATGAGTGCCTTAAATGGTGTAACAAATGAAAGTGCCGCTTCATATTTGCAATGGGGCGCAAATGTTATATCAAGTATCGCACAGGCTATTCCAGCTATTTTGAGTTTAACAACCGCCAAAACAGCGGAAGCCGCGGCTAACTCTGCAAATTCGGCGGCTCAAATACCTTTCGTTGGTTGGCTTGCAGCGGCGGGGGCGGCTTTGTCTGTAGTTGCTGCAATGGCTAGTATCCCTAAATTCGCGACGGGTGGTATCGTTCCGGGTGCGTCATTTACGGGTGATAAGGTTCCGGCTTTACTCAATTCGGGTGAGATGATTCTGAACGGATCACAACAAAGCAACTTATTTAAGATGCTAAATTCAGGTTTGTATGGTTCTTTATCACAAAAGATAGCACCATCAATAGAAGATCAAAACGTCCGCTTATATAGTGATGTCGAAATAAGAGGGGATCGCATATTTTTAGCATTACACAACCATATAAAGAAAACAGGTAAAAAACTATGGTAAATTACGGCACTATCTACACGCTTCCTTTCAAATCCAGAAAGGAAGTATCTTATTTGATTGAGATACAAAAAGAGAATTATGAAGGAAAAAGTACAGAATTGGTCGGTAGTGGAAATTCTCCTTTTTCCGTGATAATCGAGGACGAGGATTTTTTATATACACCGACTCGCTTTTCTTCTGCTTCAATCCGTATTGTTGGAGGTGACTATTTGCAAAATTTGTATTCGACCGGATACCAACAATACAGAGTATTATGTAAGCGAGGAAATGATATTATTTGGACTGGCTTCATAAATCCAGAGTTATATACACAGGATTACACGTCTACAAAATTCGAACTAGAAATAGAATGTAGTTCTGCTATGAGTACACTCGAATATGTTAACTACAAACAAAAGAACGCCGAACAGCGAACTTTTATTAGTTTCTGGGAACTATTTAGAATGTTCATTGAGCAGTCTCGCGGGTGTTATTCGTCTATATTTATTCCTCATGTGTATGCTAAAAACGAAGATGATTATAATAACGACCTGAACGTATTTGAAGAAATGACGATTAGTGAACAAAACTTCTTCGACGAGGATAACAAGGCTATGACTCTAAAAGAAATATTAGAAGAGGTTTGTAAGTTCTTAAATTGGACTTGTGTCGATTGGAGGGGTGAACTGTATTTCATTGACATAGATCACAAAAGTATTTATTATAAATATGATTGTGATCTGAATACATATTCTAAAGCTACGCCTATTGCGTTGAATGTATCTGATATTGGTTTTGCAGGATCGGAGCACTTTTTAGATATTTTGCCGGGATATAATAAAGTGACTATAAAATGTAGTAATTATCCTATTGAGGAAATCAAGATAACCGAAGATTTTGATAAGCTGAAATTATTATCAAATATCGGAGAAGTATCTACTAATCTGGGTAATGGTAATACAAGACATACACAAAGGGAGGTTTTATATCCTAATATTTTAACGATGCACCAATTCACCTACAAAAATGGTGTTTTGTCTCCTGTTACAGACTTATCTATTTATAATGATAAGCGTAATGCGACGGAATTATTAGGGGCTATTCCATTAAGATACGCCTCTTATGAATCCGGGCTAAAAACACCAACTACGCAATCGTACAATTATGAGTGTGCAATACAAGTCCGACAACGTTGTGGAACAAAATACGATCCTATTAACGACGTAACCCCCAATTCGGTATTTAATGACTCGATTGTAGTTATCGGTGCAAAGAAAGACGCTTTATTTTTAGGGAAGGGAGGCGCTCTTTCTCTCAATATGAGTATTAAGGTTTTGCAAAAGGATAAATATGATTCTCCCTTTGGTGGCGGTTTGGTTCCTTCCGAGGATGGTATTACATATTTAAAAGATATAATTAAAGTAGGAATAAGAATTGGCGATAAATATGTTTCTAAAGATAATTACGGGCGGTTTACGTGGAGTGATACCCCGTCTACTATGTCTATAAATTTAGATCAATCTAGTGTAGAAAATGCTGATGGAAAAATGGGAACGGGGTTTGTCTCATTGTATAAAACATACGGAGTACTCGGTAAGTATTCTGATGCAGACGGTGTTGTAATGGATATTCCGACTAATTTATTTGGCACGCTTGAAATGTCTATATATGCTCCGACATTGACAGAAAGAGAAGGACAAGTTCCGTACGGGTATTTGATAAAAGACCTTAAGTTAAGGTATTGCCAGCCGTTAGATATGGACGATGATAAAGACTCCGACCGGATTTATGAGAATGTTGTTAATGAAAACTTTATTAATGAATTAGACGAAATAGAGTTTAAAATTTCGAGTTATAACAACGATGGAGCGTGCTATAGTAAAGTCTTGTTATTAGATGAATATTTGAAAGATAACCTTTATTCATCTATTGAAAAGACTTTGATTCGCCCGGAAGAGCTTTTAATAAGAAGAATTATTAATCAATACGGAGCTACCAAAATAAAACTAACACAGGTATTATTAAATAGTGACTCTATAACTCCTATATCCGTTCTTTCGGATAACTACATGAAAGGAAAACGTTTCATGATAGCAGGCGGAGAAATAGATTTCGCCAATGAACAATTTACCTGTAAAATGATAGAAGCATAATGACGATTCAAATAAAAAATAAAGCTATTCCGTCATCGCCCCGGTCAAAAAATTATCCGACTGGGGCGATTGTTAGCGTGTCGTCTGGCGGAGGTAGTGGAGTGACTTCCAACAGTAGCGGATCAAATGTTACTATTCTAGGAAAAGACGATTTGAGATCGGCGACAGATTTAAATGTTTTTTCATCTCTTCGCACGCTTGCGGAGATATTATCTATAATTGTAACGAAAGACGACGCCGAAACAAAGCTAACAGATAGTAATGTTTTATCGTCACTCCGAGTAAACAAAGAACTTGATACAATCAACGAAAGGTTTAAGGACGCTATTGACGCTTTAAAAGACTCGTACCTATCCAAAACAGCACCAGACGAAACGCAATTCCTTATCAAGTTGCTAGGCGGTTTAATTGTTGATAACGGACTAGACGTAACGAAGGGTATTTCTACGGATACATTAACCGCAATGACAGTAACGACGCAAATACTTAACGTCCTTGATAAACTGATTGCGAAATCAGCGACTTTTTCCGACAATGTGACTGTATCTAAGAAAACGACAACACTAAATTTACTCGTTCAAGAGCTAGCGGAGACACACGATCTAAGTGTATCTCATGTTGCAACTTTAATGGGTACAATAGTAAAGGACTATATATCTTCCGAGTCTTTTGTCAGTGGTTTTGGCGGCGAAGGAATGAAGATATACAAAGCGGTCACGGGTGACTGGAATATGGAAATTGATAATCTTACAGTTCGAAAGATATTTTCTATATTTGAGTTGGTCGTTCAAAAGATAACTTATCAGGGTGGTATGATTATTCGTTCCGCCGCGGGTGGTAAATTAACCAAAGTGACCGACGGCGGCTCACATTGGAGATGCGAGCATGATAGTACGGACGATTTTGTTCAAGACGATCAAATAATATGTCAGGCGTTCACGGGTACGGCAACAAAACGTTATTGGCGTTTAGTTACTTCTGCCGGAGCGGGCTATTTTAATCTATCTAAAGTAGACTGTGAAGAAGGAAGCGGAATACCCGAAACCGGAGATAATGTGGCAGTATTAGGCAACAGAACAAACACTGCTAGGCAAAAAGCACAAATAGATTGCGCTGTTGGTGATTCCGCACCTTATCGGGATGACTACGACGGAATTAATTCCTATTCGCTTGTAAATCGGTTGATTACACGTACCGGAAATCTTAACGGTATTACTGATGCCGTATTCGGTGTATTAACTGGCTCCGGTTTGTACGGTACTAATGTTTATTTGAAAGGTACATTTGTACTCCATTCTGGAAAGAAAATAGAGGAAGCAATCGACGATGTTAAAAACGATCTAAATGGGAGAATAACCGATGTGGAGACGAACTTTGAAATTCGTGAAGGACAAATTTCTTCTAAGATTAAAGAAGTTAATATTGCCGTATCGAACGCAAAACAGAGCGAAACAAATGCTTCCGGTAGCGCTTCTTCTGCTTCCTCGTCTGCTACCACCGCCGGGGTTTCTGCAAATAATGCGGCTAAAAGTGCTACGGATGCACAAGGAGCCGCGACTAATGCCGGGAAGATATTGGAGGAAGTAACATTAAAAGAAAGTTCTATAACTCAAACAGCCGGAGAAATTTCTACAAAAGTAACCGAAGTTAATAAAAAGGTAACTGAAGCGAATACTGCCGCTACAAATGCGAAAAACTCCGCTACGTCTGCATCCGGTTCTGCCGGAACTGCATCCGGTAAAGCGGGCGAGGCTGCAAATTCGGCAGCTAATGCAAAACAATCTGCAGATAATGCGGCGAAAGTCCTCGAAGATGTGACTTTGAAAGAAAGCTCTATCACCCAGACCGCCGGAAACATAACATTGCAGGTTACGGAAGTCACGAAGAAAGTAGTAGAAGCGAATACCGCCGCAACAACCGCTTTAACTAAGGCAGCAGAAGCATCTACAAGTGCCGGAACAGCTTCAACCAAAGCAGGGGAAGCATCTGCATCTGCAACTAATGCGAAAAACAGCGCCTCTACTGCTAGCACTAAAGCGGGAGAAGCTTCTACTTCCGCGACAAATGCGAAAAATTCAGCAGATAGTGCAGCGGCAAAGCTCACTACCATTTCCCAAAAAGAATCTAGTATCAATCAGACGGCAAGTAGTATCACATTACAAGTTAAAGAGGTGACAACTAAAGCTAATGAAGTCGCTAGTTCCGCAACAATTGCCACAACTAAAGCGGGTGAGGCTGCTAGTTCAGCAACTAATGCGGCAAAAAGTGCTACAGACGCAAAGGCGCTTCTCGATAATGTGGATGGCAAGTATGTAGCCAAGACGGTATACGATTCAGAAATTAAGGTGTTAAGCGATAGTATTGCGCTAAAAGTGTCACAATCGAGCTTCAATGCACTAGGTACACGAGTAAGCAATGCAGAAAGTACAATATCACAGCATACAAACCAAATTTCATTAAAGGCTTCACAAACAGATTTAACAGCGCTTGGCGCTCGTGTTTCCTCTGCCGAAGCAAAGATTACATCGGAAGCGATTAATTTAATAGTAAAGAGCCAGACTGAAAATATTGCAAATTCCGCTACATCTGCCTTGCAAAACCGAATTATTGAAACCGGAATTGATATAACAAACAAATGTGTTACGGTGAAGGCTGATACTTTTCGCGTACAAGATACGCTGGGAAATGAAATAGCGGTATTTAAAACCAATGCTGCCGGAAAGCCTATTCTTAGGGCTGAAAATATCGATGTTGATAATTTAACAGCGAAGAAATTAGACGGTGCGACGGGGACGTTTAAAAAGCTGCAGGGAATAGATGATAATAATATTGTTAAATGCGCAATTGGGTTTAGCTCTAGTGAGGGAAAGATGTATTTTGAAGGAGATATGCAGCATCAAGGCACTTTTAAGGAACCGAACGGAACAAGTAGAAGCTATAGGTTTCTAACCGCTGATTTGTGGTGTAGAGGACAATTCGGACACCAACAAATGACTTCTCTTTCATTTAATTCCGCTTCGACTAGTGATTTCTTTGCACATATCTATAATTATGGAACTGATACAACTTATCACAAATATGCGCAATCAGGACAACCGATAGACTGTATTTTTCTTGAAGGAAGTGGAAACTATGTAATATATATATGCAATTCACCTCGACGCAAAATGATAACAATCGTAAACGCTTCTGGCTATCCTAAGCGGGTTCTTACAACATGGCAAAGTGGTGGGACTTATACTCTCGAACCTTACCGATTTGCAATTTTTGTAACAGCGGAAACATACGCTTCTGTTAATAATACATCTTCTACGGTTAATTTACACGTTATGCAATAAATTATGATAATAGACTTTAGAAAAATTGAAGTAACAGACCTTGAAGGGAATAAAAGTACCTTCGATGTCAGGAAAGAGTTAGGTAACACAATCTACAATAGTACTACCGACTTGGGCGAATTGGAATTTGCGCAAGAAGTTTATAAACATGGCGAAGTGGAAGTAGATTCAGAAAAGGCGGAAATTATACGCAAGTACATGGAAGTAGGACGTTTTTTCGCCCGCATCAAAAAAGGCGTATTTGATCTATTAGACAGTATTAACAATGAAAAATAAAAAGATTATGGCAACAAAAATTTTGAGTGAAAAAACAAGAACTACGCAAGTAGAAGCGCTCGCAAAAGAAGGTGAATATGAATACCAGATAACATATTCGTACAATGAAAATGGCATAACTCGTTTGCAGTGTTGTATTATCCAAAAAGCGAAAACAGATTTAGGCGAGCAGACTGTACACGCTGGGTATATGGCTTTAGAAGGTGATAGCAAGTCTATGAACTTTCCTACAGGCATTGACATGGTGCCGCATATCTCTATGTTCGAAAATATATTGAAGGAAGTAAATGAGGGACTAACTACTAAATAGTAGCTATTCAAAACGAACAAAATACAGCTACAAGTAAGAATATGGACGAATGGTTAAAAATCATAGGAGCGTTAGGAGGATTAGAGGCGATCCGCTTTACAGTTACGTTTCTAGCGAATCGCAAAACGAACGCCAGAAAAGAAAAGGCTACGGCGGATTCTATGGAACTTCAAAATTTACTTTCTATCATTGACAATCTAAACAAGCAGATTGAACGGTACGACGAACGATTAAAACAACGAGACGAGAAAGTAGATACGATTTATCGAGAATGGAGAACCGCACAGGCAGAGGCGCAAAATTGGATGCGTAAATACTACGAGCTTGAATTAGCTTTGAAGGATGCGGAACATAACCGATGTGATAGACCAGACAGCGAGTGCAGCCGGAGAACTCCACCACGTAGACCAATTACAATTAATAATCAAAATAAAGAAGAAAGCTATGAATAAAATAGACTCAATTATTATCCATTGTTCGGCTACGCGCGCCGGGCAGGATTTAACCGAAAAAGACATTGATCGTATGCACCGGGCACGCGGATTTAGCCAGATTGGATATAATTATGTTATTCGAATTGATGGGGCAGTAGAAAAAGGGAGATCTTTAGCGGTTGACGGAGCGCATTGTAATACGAAGGGTTTTAGCGAATCTTCGTATAATAAACATAGTGTTGGTATTTGCTACATAGGTGGTTTGGATGCAAACGGAAAGCCCGCAGACACAAGAACGATCGCCCAAAAAGCGGCTTTGCGCGAGTTGGTTGCTAAACTCTGCAAAGAATATGAGATAATCGAGGTTCTCGGACATCGTGATACTTCGCCCGATCTGGATGGAAGCGGAGAGGTAGAGCCGAAAGAATATATAAAGGCGTGCCCCTGTTTTGATGTACGCTCCGAGTTCCCTAATTTCTTGCGTAATACAGTAGTTCGACCATGAGGCGGCTAGTTTATATTATCATATTGCTGATGTTAGCAATATGTTTCGTGTCATGCCGGACTCAATATATCCCGGTTGAATCCGTTCGCACTGAATACAAAACACGTGATAGTACCCGTTATGATAGCATCTATCAACGAGATAGTATTTATACGCTCATAAAGGGCGATACAGTTTATCTGTATAGATATAAGTATCTGTATCGCTACTTAACAACGAATCGTACCGATACGATTCTTAAAAACGATTCTATTCGTGTGCCTTATCCGGTTGAAAAGAAGTTAAACCGATGGCAATCTATTAAAATGGAGCTAGGCGGATGGGTGATAATTGTTATTTTTGTGTATATGTTGATGTATGCATTGCAGGTGATATTAGGTAGATTAAATAAAAATTAAGCAGAATATTTGAAAGTGTAATATTATTACTGCTCTTGTATGTGCATTTTATTTTTTATATATTTGAGGGGAAATTTTATATATTGAAATATGGGTGAAGATGTAGAAAAATCGTTGTACTTAAGTTACACAGAGATATTGAAAGGGTTACATTTTATAAAAGATGCTATTGACTTTGTAGAACAAGGGAAAGATTATTATGTAATTCCTTTATCAGGTCAATTACGAGCTATATTTGTTTTACCGCATGATAAAAATGGGAACCTTAAAAATTATACCGTTGGTAAAAAAGGAAAAACACGAAATATACCAACTAATATATTTAACTTAGCTCAAAAGCTAAATTGTGATTTAGAAGTATACACAAGCGAATACCATTATAAAAATAGAGATAATCAGTATTTCTCTCACCTATTTGATACTACAATAGATCCAACAGGGAAAAATTTCAAGAGAATTTCTTTGAGAGATTGGATGGAGTTAGATATTATAGTTTGTAGAGGATATAGGTTTAAAATATGGGAAATTATTAAAATAATGGCAGATAGAAACGGAGGAGCACATTATGACGGAGCATTAACAAGGAAAGAAATGGAACTATATAAAGCAAAAAATGCTGCTAACTATTATTCCCTTTTGTCTTTAGTCTTGACTAAGATCGGTAAAGTTTTGTTTCAAATAGGATTTAAGGTTATAAGATCTGTATTCAATTTTCAGTTTATAATGGGTATTGCTTTAAATTTACCAACTTTGACAACAAGAAAAAATATTGCAACTTTTTATTCAATTTCAGGTTTTTCCCCTCTTTCATTAAGTATTGATGAAAAGAATATGATAAAGTTAAATCTCGAAAATCTTGAAGGACACAGGTATGATCTAGATATTGGGGAAAATAGGAGTGATGAAATAATAGTTATTAACTTGGGATATGAAATCAGTGCAGATATGAGCGCAATTCTTAGCGTATATTATTGCAATGAATTCATTCAATATAGATTAGATACCCCTATTTTTATAGGCAGAGGATTTTTGCCACATTTTAAAGTGTATTTTTCAGATGATAATATTAGGATAGGTTTTTCAACAATGAAATTGTTTAGTAGAATATTAAGTCCAGGAACTTGTTTATATCATTATAGTGAGATACGAAAAAAGGAGGATGAAGACATTGCTGTTGTTGAGGGTAAGCAAGAAATGTTACTTTTGAACAATCATACTGTAGATTTTTTGAATGGGGTTAGTTATAAACCATTTAGAGATTATATTAATGACAAAATGTAATAAAGATTAAATTAATAATGAGAAAACCCCGCAACGGCTCACATTGCGGGGTTAGTGTCAAATAAGAATCTTAACCGAGTTTAAGCGATGTTTGATGAATCATTTCGCTTACATCCTTCAAGGCATTTAAAAATGTTTGAAGTTCATTATCAGTAAAGCGAGCCTTTTTCCCGTTTACGATGTTACCGTTAATTCTTTGATATAGCCAATTTCTTGACTTACCGAAATACTTCTTTGCGATATAGCTAAACGAAATAGCCTCCGGCAATTCTCCGAGCTTATCTCTTAATATAGCTTCTTCCGCTCTTTCAATGAAATCATTACAAGCGTCTACGGTTGCTTTTAGTCCGGATTCAGACGCTTTTTTATAGGCTTCTCGCTGATCTTCTGGCAGTGCATTATATTTTGCTTGCATTTCTTTTTTGAAAGCATCCCTTTCTTCTTGTGTAGATAAGGTTTTAAATCTTTCAAAATCCGCTTTCATTTCGGGCGTTGGCAAACAAGCGTTTATATCTATCATATTTTAAAGTTTTAATCCCTCCCCGAAGGGAGGGAGGTTAATTATTCTTTTAATTTTTCCCGAATCTCATTCATCCGGTCAAGTATGTCATTTATTAATGCTTCTCTTTCTTTTTCATTTTCGGGAACCCCGTAGGCTTCGTGGAATGAAGCGAGAAGTTTTAAATTCTCATACTCTTGTTCTAATTCCTTTCTTTCTTCATCTTTCATTGGTTAAACATTAAAATTAAGAACTCTTATTTGACTCTACAAAAATAATAAGCATTTGCTTATTATGCAAGTTTTGGGCGAATTATTTTAATGAATTAATATAATCTATTACTTTTCTATTCGCTTTATCTATTTGCTCTAAATCGTAATCTATATAAATTCCGGTCGTTTTGCATCCGAACTCATGTCCTAAAGCTAAAGATATAACATCTTTCGATATTCCTATTTTATGCGCTATTGTAGCCCATGTATGCCGCGCATAATAGGAGGTTATTCCGGGGAATAAAATGTCTCTAATCTTTTTTCCGCCTAATCCTTTGCGTTCAAAGTTTCCAAGTTTTTGCAAACCTCTATTCATTGCTACCATATACTTTCTATAATTGTAATCGTTAGTTTCGAGCGTATTTAGTAGAAATTTATTTCCTTTATACCTGTTTATTATCTCCATCGCTTCCGGTTCTACTTTGATAGAGTATAGCTTTCCGGTTTTTTCTCGTTTATACTCTATGCGTCCATCGGTTATTTGTTTAACGTGGAATAAATCAATTCCATTTATTCCAATTAAATAAAACATAAGCATAAATATATCTTGATACTCTTTTTGATATTCTTCTCCGTTGAAATCTCTTAGGGTAATAAGTTGATCCGGCTTTAACGATCGTTTTCTAGTTTCCTCCCTTTCTATTGTGAACTTCCTAAATGGATATAGTTCCGTTTCCTCATTATCTATGGCGTGATTGAAAACCGCCCTGATATTCCTTAAATGGATTGAGATCGAGTTAGTTTTTATCCCAGTATCCTTTAGCCATTTATTGAACGATTCTAGCCATCTCCTTGTCATCGTTTCAAATGTACAGGTCGGATCATAGGCAAGAATCTTATTTTTTGTCGCTTTATATAGAACGATTGTATTTTCTTTTGTTTTTGTAGCTACAAACTCATCTATATAGCTTACGAAAGTTTTACAGGTAGATTCATTTTTGATAGATTTTAGAATGTAGTCTTTTAACGCTTTATCGCTCATTCCTTTTAACTTTTGATTATCGTCAAGTATAACGAGTAACATTTCAACGCGATTAATAAGATTCCGAATCGCTACGTTCTTAGCTTTATGATTCTTTGCGTTCTTATTATACTCTGTACCCGTCCATGTTTCCGGTGTAGCGCAAAAATCAGTGCATAACATTATTTGCCCTTTGTGTCTGACTTGTAGTTTAACCGGAAATGTCCCATCTTTCTTTTCTCTGCGAGTGTCTAAGTAAAAACCAACTGTTGCCATATTATTATCATTTTTAGTATATATACGCAAACAACGTATTAACGGGATAGCGCGATAATAATGCAAGATGAAAATTTGCATTAAATTTGCATTTTTTCTTTTGAAAATACCCGCTTATAACGCCTAAAAACGATACTTTGGCTCAGTTGTAATTCTTGGGGGGTGGATTAACATTTGTTAATTTCTCTTTATGCATACACCTTTGCTAATCTATACA